AGTAGACACTCAAGAAGATGTACCTTTATCTTATAGAACAGATAAAGCAAACTCACTTGCTAAATCCTCTGGAAAACCTTGTATATATGTAAGCATACATGCTAATGGGTTTGACAAGGAGTCTGCAAATGGTTGGTCAGTGTATACTTCTCCAGGAGAAACAAAATCAGATGGGATTGCTACAATATTGTTTGAGAAATCTATGAGAGAATTTCAAGGAGAGTACATGAGAAAAGATACTACTGATGGGGATCCTGATAAAGAGTCAAACTTTTGGGTACTTGTAAATACTTCTATGCCTGCAATACTTTCTGAGAACTTCTTTATGACTAACTCAGATAACTGCCATAAGTATCTTCTTTCAGAAGATGGTAGAGATAGAGTTGCTAAGATTCATTTTGAAATGATTCAACAAGTAGAAGCAGAAGGTACAGTATAATTCCAAACACAAATTAAAACAACCTAAGTTTAATAAGCTTAGGTTTTTTTATTTAAACTTCTGTGGTTTAAACTTTATTTGTATATTTGTTTAAATCAAAATTTAAACCAATGGAAAATCCTGAAAATTTATCACCAGAAGAATTAGCAGCTAAGAAAGAAGAAATGTTGACATTCTACAAGGAATCAATGCCTTATTTAGAAGCTCAATTTAATTATGAAAAGATGTTATCTGAGATTGATGAAATGAGACTTAAACGAACTCATATTCAAATGCAGTATGCTCAAATGATGGCTCCACCTGAAGAAGGACCGATGCCTAAAGAAGAACCTATGCGTGAACCAGCTAAAAAAAGAAAACTTAAAACAGAAGCATAATGGCTGTTGTTAAACGTGTTCAGAAAAAAGTAATAATGTCTACAAAAGATGTTATTAAATTTCAATTGATTACTCACTGTTATTTAAATAGAATAATGGTGAGTAATTCTGAACTAGAGTGTTTAACATTACTTAGTTTAATAGGATCTATAGAGATTGCTCATTTTTGTTATGATGCAGCTGATGAACAAAAGATATTTAAATCTCAGCAAACTGTAAGAAACTGTATTAATAAATGCATAAAGTTTAAGCTAGTAGTAAGAGATACTAAAAATAAAAAGCTTATTCGTACTAATCCTAAACTAAATGTTGAAACTCTAGGTTCTATATATCTAGACTATAACTTTCTTGCTAAATGAAGCCTAAAAAAGCAAAGTTATTATGTCAAGAGCTATCTGAAGAAAATGAGCTATCAAAAGATCTTGTAGAAAACTTAGTTGATTTTTACTATAAAAATGTTAGAACATTGTTAAGTGAGTTATATCATCCAAGAATAAATATTACTGGCTTAGGTATATTTACAGCTAGAGAAGGTGCAATAAAAAAAGCCATTCCTAGATTTGAAAAATATTTAAAGAATCATGATACATCTACATATACTGCCTATTATAATTTAAAAAAGTTGGAAGAAAAAATAGAATTTCTTCAGTGTATGAGTGAACAGATTGATTCTGAAAAAAAAAGAAAAGAAGAATTTAAAACTAATAAAAATGGATCTAAAAAAGATTTGGAAAAATAGAAAAGAGATTTATGAAGGAATTAAGAATTCTGTAATACGAGATAATTTTGTAGAAGACATTTCTGCTAAAAGAATGGCTATTTGCATTGAGTGTACAGAAATAGATGTAAAGGGTTCTAAATGTGAAGTACCTGGCACACAACCTTGTTGTGGAGATTGTGGTTGTTCATTAGGTTTTAAAACAAGAGCTCTATCTGCAGATTGTCCATTAGGAGAATGGAAAGCTATAATGACTGAAGATGAGGAAGATAAACTTGGTGAGTTATGAGCATAGTATTTACAGAAGAAGACCACAGTTACAAATCATCTAACCAAGATGATCCTATAGATTGGATAAGTGTTACAACTCTTACGGGTTTTTTTAAAGAACCTTTTGATGCTAAAAAAGTAGCTCAGAAAGTATCTAAAAAGAAAAAATCTAAATGGTATGGTATGAAACCAAAAGATATACAAGCTGTTTGGAAAAAAGAATCTGAAAGAGCAATGTCTTTAGGAACATTTTATCATAATCAGAGAGAAGATGATTTATGTTCTTTAGCTTCAATAGAAAGAGATGGAACTACTGTACCTATATTTACACCAATAATAAAAGGCAATGGTGTTAAAATTTCCCCAAAGCAAAAGTTAGATCCAGGTGTTTATCCAGAACATATGGTATATCTTAAGTCTGCTGGTATATGTGGACAATCAGATTTAGTAGAAGTGGTAAACGGAAAAGTCAGCATTATAGATTATAAAACTAATAAAGAAATTAAGATGCAATCTTATGTAGATTGGGAAGGTATGTCACAAAAAATGCAGTTTCCAGTTAGTCATTTAGATGATTGTAACTTTAATCATTATGCTTTACAACTCAGTATTTATATGTATATTATATTAAAGCATAATCCTAAACTTAGAACTGGTGGAATGTTTATACACCATGTTCAGTTTGAGGAGGAAGGTAAAGATGAACATGGATATCCTATAACTAAGTTTACAGAACAAGGAGATCCTGTATTAAAAGATTTAACTGCAATACCTGTTCCATATTTAAAAGATGAGGTTATATCTTTAATACATTATTTATATGATAATAGAAAAAAACTAAAGAAGAAATGATTGCAAGACTATTTGATATTCAAAATGGCAAAATAGTTCCAACAGAACATTGCTATACACTAAAGTCTCTTAAAGACATAATGGATAATTATCCAGATGATTATCTAAAGATATATCAGTATTTGTTTTACATGACTTGTCCTAACCCAGATATGAATCCATTTTTCCATACTCCTGAACATGAAAAAGAAGAAGTTATAATGAAAGAGGTGAATGGGGAGTTTTCTACAGAAGATGATGATATATGGGCAGCTCTTAAGTTTTGCCAAAAAATGTATCAAACACCAACATCTAGAGCATACAAGGGTATTGCATCTATGTTAGATAAATTAGGAAGATATATGGAAACTACTCCTATAGAACATGGTCGAGATGGTAACATTAACTCTTTAGTAAACGCAGCTGCTAAATATCAATCAATTAGAGAATCATTTAAAGGAGCATATAAAGATCTTCAAGAAGAACAGCAAAGTAATGTAAGAGGTGGAATAGGATTAGGATATGATCAATGATACAGAAATATATCAGGATATTCCTACATGGGATAATGGTACATGGACAAGTACAAGCTTTGATAATAGAGAAGACTTTGCAAGTTATGTAAGAGACCTATTTAAAGAACCTGGTCAGTATGCATTTGATGATACATCTTATGAATTTAATACAGAAGCTACTAAGTTTAATACACAAGGTTTTTATTGTGCAGCCCCATTTAAATCAAGAGACTTTATTAATTACTGGGAAGGAGAAAAAAAGAAATGTAGAAAGGGTGTAATATATAAATCAGGAGACAAGGTTTGGTATATAGCAAGAGACTACTACATGTGGTTAAATTTCTTACCTATCTTTAATAAAGAGATACAAAAGTTTGGGTTTGCTGATATTAGAGATGCTCAGTATCATATGGCATTATACGAGATGCTAGCAGAGTTAAATTTTAAACATGTTGCTATACTAAAGAAAAGGCAGATTGCATCTTCTTATTATCATATGGCAAAGCTTATAAATCAACAATGGTTTGAACAAGGGGTGACTCTAAAAATAGGAGCTAGTCTTAAAGATTATATAAATGAAAAAGGATCGTGGAAATTCTTAGATGAGTATGCTGCATTCTTAAATGAACATACAGCTTGGTATAGACCAATGAATCCAAGTAAAGTAATGATGTGGCAACAAAAAATTGAAGTTAGAAAGGGTGATAGAAAAACTGAAGTGGGTTTAAAAGGAACTATACAAGGTATGTCATTTGAAAAAGATCCTACAAATGGAGTAGGAGGTCCAGTAAAATACTTTTTTCATGAAGAGGCTGGCATTGCACCAAAGATGGATAAGACCTATGAGTACATGAGACCTGCTATGAGATCAGGGCTTACAACTACAGGGTTGTTTATTGCTGCAGGATCTGTAGGAGATTTATCTCAATGCAATCCTCTTAAGGATATGATTCAAAATCCAACATCTAAAGATATATATGCTGTAGAAACTAATTTAATAGATCACAAAGGTACTGAAGGTATGTCAGGTTTATTTATTCCTGAACAATGGTCTATGCCACCGTACATAGACAAGTATGGTAATTCTAAAGTAGAAGAAGCTACCGTAGCCTTACAACAACAATTTGATGATTGGAAAAGAGAATTAAATCCAGAAGATTATCAGTTAAGAATATCTCAGCATCCCAGGAATATAAAAGAAGCATTTGACAACAGATCTGTATCTGTATTTCCTACTCACTTATTAGCTGCACAAGCAAGACGTATAGAAGAAAAAGAATATGGATATGAATATCTTGATATTTCAACTGATGATAAAGGAAAACCTACTGTTAAAAAAAGCAATAAACATCCTATAAAACAATTTCCTGTAAATAAAAAGACTGAAGATAAAACAGGATGTCTTGTAGTATGGGAAAGACCTAATAAAGAAAAACCAGATTTTGGATCTTACTATGCTTCTATTGACCCTGTTGCAGAAGGTAAAACTACTACATCAGATTCTCTTTGTTCTATTTATGTAGTTAAGAATTCTGTAGAAGTTACTAAAATAACTGGAACAGAAACAGAAACTTATATTGAACAAAGTAAAATAGTAGCCGCATGGTGTGGAAGATTTGATGATATCAAACAGACACATCAAAGATTAGAACTTATTATAGAATGGTATAATGCATGGACAGTAATAGAGAATAACATTTCTCTTTTTATAAATTACATGATTCATAGAAAAAAGCAAAGATACTTAGTTCCTAAAAATCAAATAATGTTCTTAAAAGATTTAGGTGCTAATAAAAATGTATTTCAAGAATACGGTTGGAAAAACACAGGTACTTTATTTAAAGCTCACTTACTTTCTTATACAATTGAATATACAAAAGAAGAAATAGATGTTGAAACTAAAGAAGATGGTACTATAGTTAAAAAGACATACGGTATAGAAAGAATTCCAGATCCTATGCTGATAAAAGAAATGAGAGAGTATGCTGATGGAGTTAACGTAGATAGACTTGTATCATTTGCAGCATTAGTTGCCTTTATGCGAATACAAGAATCTAATAGGGGTTATAGAAAAAGAACTATCATGGATGACACAGCTAAAAAGTTGCAAAAGTCAGAAAATTTGTATAAATTAAAGAGTAGTCCGTTTAAACATATTGGTAATAAATATAATAAATTTAAATCAAATTCTTTTAAACGTTCTCCGTTTAAAAATATTAAATAGTAACTATGCAGGTATATAACGCACTTCAGTTAAAAAAAGGAGCTAAGGCAAAACAGGAAAGAATGGGTACATTAACCCAACCTCTTCAATTTTTACCTAAAAAAGATAAGACACAAGAGTGGGCTGCTTGGAACTTAGATTGGCTTGAATGGAATGGTGTTAAACAACTAAGAAGGAATTCTAGAAGGTTGATGAAAAATTACAAGTTAGCCAAAGGTATTATTGATAGAACAGATTACATTGTTGAGAATGACAATGAAATGAAAGATATTGTAGAAAATCTATTAGATGATACTACAAATGCTCTTGAGTTAAGATTTTATCCTATTATACCAAATGTTGTAAATGTACTTGTAGCTGAGTTTGCAAAAAGATCTACTAAACTAACTTATAGAGCGGTTGATGATTTTTCTTATAATGAAATGCTTGAACAAAAAAGAGCAGAGGTTGAAAAGACATTAATGGCTGATGCACAAGTTAAAATAATGTCAGCAATGATTGCTCAAGGATTAGATCCTAGTTCAGAAGAATCTCAAAAGCAAATGTCACCTGAAAATATTAAGTCTTTACCAGAAATAGAATCTTTTTTTCAGAAAGATTATAGATCAATGGTTGAGCAATGGGCTGAACACCAACATAAAGTTGACATAGAAAGATTCCGTATGGATGAACTAGAAGAACGTGGTTTTAGAGATATGTTAATTACAGATAGAGAGTTTTGGCATTTTCATATGATGGAGGATGACTATAATGTAGAACTTTGGAATCCCGCATTAACTTTTTATCATAAATCACCTGATACAAGATATATATCAGAAGGTCAGTGGGTAGGTAAAACTGATATGTTAACTGCTGCTGATGTTATTGATAAATTTGGTTTTTTAATGACACAAGAACAGCTAGAAGCTTTAGAAGCTGTTTATCCAATTAGATCTGCAGGGTATAGTATAAGTGGTGTACAAAATGATGGTTCTTTTTATGATGCTACTAAATCACATGAATGGAACACTAGCATGCCATCTCTTGCCATGAGACAGTATACATCATTTATGGGAACATCAGGTATGTATGATGGTGGAGATGTAATCTCAGATATTATTGGTGAAAGTGAAAGTATGTCTGATTCTCCAGATAGTAATTTATTAAGAGTTAGTCAGGCGTATTGGAAATCACAAAGAAAGTTGGGCCATTTAGTAAAGGTTACTGAAGATGGTGACGTAATAAATGAAATAGTAACAGAAGAATATAAAGTTACTGATAAACCTATTTATGATGATAGGTTATTTAAAAATAAAAATAAAGAAACATTATTATTTGGTGAACATATAGATTGGATATGGATTAATGAGGTTTGGGGTGGTATTAAAATTGGACCAAATATGCCAAGTTATTGGGGTATGAATAATCCAAGTGGTTTCTCTCCAATTTATTTAGGAATAAATCAAAATAACATGAACCCTCTTAAGTTTCAATTTA